ACCCCGCCTCGAGACCCCGAGCTAGAGACCCCCGTGCGATTCACGTGCCTCTTTCTCTTCAAAAACCCTAAGTATGCCTGCCCTCAAGTCTTCTTGGTGGTGTTTCACCCTATACTTTCTGACTGCCACTGCACCAAATCTCGCTATCTTGTTTGAAAACACGCACGTCAGCTACGCCTGCTGGCAAGAAGAGGAGTGCCCGTCTAGCAAACGGCGACATCTGCAGGGATATCTGCAGTTGAAGGGTCAGAGGACCCTTAACCAGGTGAAGGCCCTATTTGGTGAATTTAAGCCTCATCTTGAGAAACAGCGTGCTAGGCAGACAGATGAAGCACGCGATTACTGTATGAAAGAGGAAACTAGGGTTTCCGGCCCCTTTGAATTTGGGGAATATTGCCCTAGTGGTTCTCATAAACGCCGGCAAAGGGAATTGGTAATTCGAAGTCCGGTGAGAATGGCGGAGGAGAATCCCTCCGTCTATCGACGTGTAAAGGCAAAGATTGCTGAGGAAGAATTCCAGAAGAGCGCTCCTGAGATTCGAATTTCGAATTTGAAATCTTGGCAATCGCGCCTGAGGACGCTCCTCGATAGGGACCCAGATGACCGCACTATCTTCTGGGTGTATGGCCCCACTGGTGGGGAAGGCAAATCCACATTTGCCAGAGACCTCTACAGAGATGGATCCTGGTTCTATACACGTGGAGGTGCTGCAGACAACGTCAGCTATCAGTACATAGGATGTTTAGGGAATAATATTGTATTTGATATCCCTCGTGACAAGAAGGATTATCTTCAATACAGTTTAATAGAGATGTTTAAGGATAGGTTAATAGTTAGTAACAAGTATGAGCCTCTTATGGCCCCACTTGTTAATTGTATTCATGTTGTAGTTATGTCTAATTTCCTCCCAGACTTTGATAAAATTAGTAGTGATAGAGTCCATGTAATCCCTTGTATTCCTTGTGGTGTTTGTCGTAAGCATCACATTACTGAAATAAAATGCGACGAGTATTTGGACTAATTATGTCTTTTTAATAAATAATAATGAAAATAAATTAATTTAAAAAATCCTAGGCCCCGCAGGGGCATGCTCTAATAATCTATAAAAATTAAAAAAAATAGAAACATTAATTTTGCTTCTTTAAAAAAAGAAGGAATGAAATGAAAAAAAATAAGTAAATATTGTTTGAGAAATTATGTGGGCCAGACTAAGAGCGCTAGATGAGAGAGAAAATGTAATTGGGTACTGTTTATACACGGAGGGACTAAATGTGTAAATATCTGGGTCTTTAAGGGCATGTGCTGTAATTATTTGTTCTCTAGGCTATAAATTAAAACGCTCGAGGCGGGCATAGTATT